TTCCAGTAACAGTGTCAGTATGTACATCTGTAAAACCACCTGAATTATATTGAACAGAAATTTTAAATTGAACAGAGTCTCCTAATAAATCTCCTTGTTCTGTTGCTATTTGTATTTGTGGAAATGTAATTGATACTCGTATTCTGTCAACATTAGTATTTGTAATTTGTCTTGTAACTGGACTTGAAGCAGTTACAGTAACACCAACAGGTATTGTGGACTGACTGCTTTCTATACCATCAATTTTTGTTTGATTTGCAGTGCCATGTCTTGAAGTAAATGTTACATCCTGGAAATTAAAATCAGTATCTGTTGGGTTTGTTGATGATGCTGTTGATCTTAAAATTGGTGTGTCATTTAAAAATACGTCCTTGAGATAGGCATTTTTATATGCAGAAGATGTTTTGTCAGTTATACCTTCCTTTGACGCAGAAGCACTTCCCTCAATCTCACCTTCAGAAACTAAGTCTAAAAATGTTGCAAACTGCTTACTGTGTAAAGTATCAGCAGTTCTTGTAGGTTGCGGTGGAGGAGGAGGAGAACGTCTACCACCACCAGCACCACCAATAGGTTTCGAATTTTTACTCATACTTGAACTTGCTCCGTATCAATTCCGCCAGAAATTACCACTGAACCAGTAATTATTTCCCCATAAACAACAGGAACAGGGGTCCCAGCCCGACCTGTTTGTTGTGTTCCACTAAAACTGAAAGACAATCTTGGGTCTTGTTCTGAAGTGAATTCTGGCATTTTAGGTACAGGGAATAACATACCACTTACACCAGTTAGCACTAATGCAGCACCAATACCAAAAGCAGCTTTTGCACCCATACCAGCAGAAGCAAAACCAAAGAAACCCTTACCGCCAATAGTTAAAGGATTTGTAAATAAACCACCAACACCAAAACTCATTGCAATTAATGCACCTCCTAATATAATTTTTCCTAAATTACCACCAGCACCAGACACTACAGGTACAAACTTAATTTCAGATTGGCCTATCGGATAGTGTAATTCATCAATACCAACATCATCTTTCTCTAATAACACTTGATAATACCTAGAAGCCATATGGCCTTCTAACTGAGGAAAATTATTTACAAGAAAACTTACAGCCTGTGCGGTTGTATTTACAGCAACATCAAATTCTCTGTGTCCTGTTATTTCGGCCAGTTCACCATATAGTTTAAGTTTACGGAGCATAACGTAACCTCATACCAGTACATTTTAGTAACCATTCATTATATGGTTCTTTACAGCTTATTCTATCTGCTAAATGATGTAAAACATCTCCATCTATAAAAATCGCCACATGATTTAAACCTGTAGCCAAAATA